TATGAGTTTATCAACTCCTTTGGTAAAAGGGGCCGATACTGCCGGGGTGCAAACCTCCGGCGAAAAAGGAATTAATGTTATTTCCTACCAAGGTTCTAAAACCCTGGTTTTAGGTAAATCTGATATTTACCATCAAGATGACTTTGAAGAGAGATTTAAATCTCACTCTGGAAAAGTTGTCTTAGCTATCTGCAATAGATTGGCTTACTGCATACCTCGCTATGAGAAGGTGTGTATTGATCCTTATGTTGGAAAACATAATGATCATCCTTTATCCTTAAAGGATCGTCTACACCTCATGACTTCAGGTTCTTACCGTAAAGTAAAAACCTTCCTGTCTGTTAAACAGGATAAGAAGTTCTTCTCTATGGACTGTCATTCATGGCAGCATTTAGAAGACTTATGGAGATGTTGGGGACATTTATTATTAGTGTGCCCATCTCTCAAAGACTTTGATGATTTGAAGATGATTCGACAAATCATCACCTTTAAGAAGCGTTTCTTAAGGGATTGTCTTACCTACCTCAGATGGAATACGGAAACCAAAAAGTATTCATTTGGGGAAGGCCTTCTGAATATAATTCAGTGGATGAAAACAATTTCATCCTGGGCTCAAGAAGTTCTTCTTTACGGCCACACTATAACAACCCGTCTTAATTACGGGAGTTATAGTTCACACCTTAAAACAGGTATGTATCCTAAGCTTATGATCTTTGGAGGTCATGTTCTTGAATACAGGAACATACTCCAACCTAGAGATCCAGCTTTGGCTTATGAAAATACTGATCATATCCATTTCTTGGGTATGCTCAGAACTTTCGGACGCTCGTTACCTTGCGCTGATGGTTTCCAAACTGTTATTGATAGCAGAGAAACCATCAAAATACTCAGCACAGAGTATACCTTTACCGAGTCGGAAAGGTTGCAAATTGACAGATTAGTAGTTGCTGCTGTCGCTGATATATTGGTTCAGCCGGCAGAACTAAGTCAAAAACCCAACCCTCAAATAATTGAGGCGGACCCAGATATTAATATTAATATCGGCCGACAAAATTGGGTGGATGACGAAGTTCTACCAACTGAATCACATATTTCAGTGGTGACAGCTGCAACTACTGATTATCCCCGTAGTTATGGGGGTCAGATTGCAGAAGCTAGGGTTGTAATCCAAAATCTTCAGAAGTTATTTGATTTAGATCAAACAATTAATGAAGATTTTGGCTTATTTGACTTTGCTACAATTCCTGAGAATCGTTATGGTTTAATGATTAACCCTAATAGCATTATTACGGATAATCAACCATTATACGATTCTTTCGGATTTGCAGCAACTTCATATGCAGCCCTGTATAGAGAAACTGATTTCTCTATGTTCGATAGGTTATATATAGACCTAGATGCAGATCTAGTCTGGAATAAACTTATCGACGAGTACAACTTGAGTAACTTAACTGATCCTTTAAAGGCTCGGTTAGGTAATGTTCTGCTTTTAGTTGCTACTGGTTTAATCTACGAGCTGGGATCATTCCCAACTCCAGATCTGGTAATTATTTACCAGCAAACCAATAGCAACTACCCAGAACTTACTCGAGTTGTTAAGATACCCTTGTGGGTATCTTCATTACCTAAGATTTTCGAACCTTATGGTAATGTTAGGATTAAATCACGGCTTGTGGCATCACAAACTGGTGGTTATAAGACTAGGATTGTGACAACCAATCCTTGGGAAGTTGGTATATTGATGAAATATACTAAGTTCTCAGTACGCCAAATGCTATCACGTATTAGATCTATTCGTGATGGGCATCGGGTATCCGCTTTGTATTGGTGGTGTTCTTATGTGAATAGGACAACCACCCTCGGATCTTTCGGGTCATTTTATAGTAGTGACCTGAAGAATGCTACGGACTATATTCCACATGAATTGGTCCGCACTATCTGGACTCAATTTATGAAGCAATTCATAAATAAGTTCGGATATCATCCTTTATTGACCTGTTTGCACATGTCATGGATGAAGAGATATATAACCGTGGATAGATCATTATTGATCTTATCTAGGTTATATAACATTGACCTTCCCTCCGGGTTTGACCAGGAGAGGGGTTCACTCATGGGCGATCCCATGAGCTTTATGACCTTGAATATTATTAACTACATGGTACATAAAGAAAACCACTTCTGTAATTCAGAGCGGTTAGCAGTAGATTCGATTCTACACTATACTCCTTCTCTAATAATTGGGGACGATTATTTGTCCTTACTAGTAGAGAAAGAGGATGCTGTGTTTCTAGATAACCTTTACCGAATGCTCGGTCTAGTTTTATCCAAGAAACATGGTGTATCGTATTATTACGGTGTTTTCGCTGAAACAATGTGCATGCGAAGTGGCAACAAAGCCGTCTTCTTAGACACATTGAAGCTGCGATTACTAAATTCTATACCATCGACATGGCAGTCCGAACATCGTGCTGCCATCCTTGGCAAAGCTGCGCAGCTTTGTAAGAATTTAGATTGGATGCCGGTGAAATCATTAAAGTTCATCGTTCCAATTTTATTCCTTGATCTATTTCACAGGGAATATAAACACCAGTTACATTTCCTGGATCGATTCTTACCCTTGGATCTTCCAGTCCGCCTAGGCGGATTGGATTTCCCGGGTAAGTACCGAACCAGCAGAAAAGTATGGTACTGGGTTGATACTTTTCTACGAGGCCCAAAGAGCCCAATGGAAAAGTACGCTTTTCTTTCCTCGTTATCGAGGTTGAATAGCCCTTATCGTAAAGGGTTTGCTATCGATATCGATACAATTATAAGTTCTTTGACTAAGTTCTTTTCAATAAAGAAAAGGATCAAATTCAAATCGGTAACAATACCGATGGAATTTGATCCCGAAGGCTTAGTTAAAGAGCTAAAACCTGGCTTCTTTTATACAGATGCTCAGGTAGCATTCTATTTAAGTTCTGTTCACGGGGTAACATTACCTCGTCCAGAACACTCTTTCATTCAAGAATTAAATGATAGAGATAGAATGCTAAGGAAATTTCACCTTCTTTCTGTAGAAACTATTGTTAGCTTTCTAGAGAGGAAGGTAACTTTCAACCTCGGTCTCACGACTGATGTTAAACCTGTGGAAAAAAC